CCTATAAGTCTCAACCACATGCTATTCCGTGGGAGAAAGAAGCATACTGGGCAGGTCACACTGAAGGTATGACCGCCAAAGCACTTGAGTCTTGTGCTGCTGGGACTATGTGGACTGACTATGACCCCACACCCTTGACCCGTAAATGGTTGGTTGAGAAGGGGTATATTTCTAAATAGAGTTGCCTTACTTGTGACTCATGTCTGAAGAAGTAAAGAAGGAAAAAGCAAAAGGTCCTATTGGAAAGTTGAAAGATAAGATTGAGGACGCTGACGAACAGTTGGCAGTCCTCAGCACCTTAGTAAGACTTGGTATTCTGGTCTGGTCTGGTGGTATTCTTACCCTTAACTATGTGACTATCCCTGGATTGCCACAGCAGAAGATCGATCCGACCTTCATAGCCAGTGTGTTTACTGGCGTTTTAGCTACGTTCGGAGTCCAGACGGCGAAGAAGTCTGGTGATGGCACTATGAAGATGAATGGTGCTGGTGCTGCTGGTGCAGTTACTAAAGCAGACATGGAGAAGTTGATTGAGAAAGCAACTCAAGCAGCTCCTGCTCAAGTCATTCGTATTGAACAGGCACCTCTAAGTATTACAACTGCTCCCGCAAAGAGCGACGAAAAATACAAGATGTGACCTAAATAATTAGGTAGTCGAAACAGGTTTCCATGTACCGGGAACCGCATTTACAAGAGAAGTCGGATGAGTGTGCTGCTTTGTGGAGGGAGTGGCACACTTTGTGGCGAAAAAAGACTCAACTGCCCCTGATGCAAGGAAAAAATGGGGCAAATGTGTGACGGAATTTGGCAAAATGGTAAGTCAGGAAGTCAAAACAAATCCACGATATAACTCCATGAGGGAGATATAGATAGTGTAGTTGCATAAACTTTATGAAGTTTATTATCGCACTATTCGCTACATTATTTCTGGCAGCTCCAGCATTCGCAGTAGATGTCCAGATGGGTTACGAAGGCAACCTCGTCTTTGAACCATCTGAAGTAACTATCTCTGCAGGAGAGTCAGTTCACTTTGTCAATAACATGCTACCACCTCACAACGTAATCGTTGAGGACCGTCCAGACTTAGGTCACGAATCCCTGGCAATGTTACCAGGAGAAGAGTTTGACGTTGTTTTCAATGACGCTGGTGACTATACTTACTGGTGTGCGCCCCACAAAGGTGCTGGCATGATCGGAACTATTCACGTACAATAATGGCACAATATTCAATCACAGTTCAAACACAAGACGGCACAGAAACCTTTGAATGTGCCGACCATCAATACATTCTAGACGCTGCAGATGAGGCAGGTGTAGACCTGCCATATTCTTGTCGAGCAGGAGCTTGTTCTTCCTGTGCTGGTAAAGTGCTTGAGGGCACTGTCAACCAAGAGGAACAATCTTTTCTTGATGATGACCAACTTGAAGCAGGTTTTGCACTACTATGCGTTGCTCTTCCAGAATCAGACTGCGTAATAAAGGCGGAGGCAGAAGAGGAGTTGTATTAAAGATGATGTCAGACGACGAAAAGAGAGAGTTCTTTAAACAACTGAGGGAAAGAATTCACCAACTTCGTATGTCACATCTATTTGAAGAACCATGTCCTTTGTATGAGGATGAAGATGATGAACACTTTTAATACATTCATTCTTGATATTACTGTATCGATCATTGACTTTCTTTATAGAGGTCGAGACTATCAAAGGTTTTGGGTTCTTGAAGAAATTGCAAGAGCCCCTTACTTTGCCTTCTTAAGCGTACTACACTTAAGGGAGTCGTTAGGTCTTCGTGGTCCAGTACACATCTATCTCATGGAGGAACATTTTGCTCAAACTCTTAACGAAACAGAACATCTGGAATACATGGAAAGTAGGGGTGGCTCTGCTTATTGGATCGATCGCTTTTTCGCCCGACACCTTGTACTTATCTACTATTGGGTCAACGTGGTTTATTATTGGGTGGCTCCTCGCGCTGCTTACAATCTCTCCTACGGAGTAGAACTACACGCTGCTGAAACTTATAACAAGTTTCTTTGTGACCATGATGACAAACGTATTGAAGAGATCATGCAAGATGAGTTAAACCATGCAGAGGAACTACACAAAGCGATAGAGATGATAAAATGAGTACATTGTTTGCATTTGCTTTCATAACGTTGCTAACACTGGCAATGCAATTAACATGGCCAGGTAGATACCGAGGTTGACATGGATGACAAAGAAAAGGAGAAACAAAAAAGAATAAAAGAAGTAGCGAAGCATCTTCATCCACATGATGATGAACCTGATCCTACTGCTTACATGGGGAACTATAACTTTCCTCAGATGCTTTTTGCTTTCTGCCTTGGCTTTGCAACCATGTTTGTTTTAGCAGTTGACACTGTGAATGATTTTAAGGGATGTCCACTCCCAGAATATTTTCAAAAAGAGGTAAAAGGATGAAGGTAGGACTTATCGGTCTCGGTAGAATGGGCGAGGGTATGTCCCGCCGTATGCTGAAAGCAGGCATTGAAGTCTGGGGTTATAGGAGGAACTATGCAAAAGCTCAAGAAGCGTATGAAGCAGGTTATGTCAGTGGAGTTGCCACTTCTCTGGAAAGCCTTGTTCAAGTAGTACACGAGCAAGAAGGGTTGGTTGGTAAAGCACCAGGCATCTTTCAACTTGTTATCCCCGCAGAATTAGTAGAGGACACATTGGATGAGTTACTACCATTACTTGGCGACGGGGATATTATTATTGACCATGGCAATAGCAACTTTAAGGATTCTCGCAGGAGAGCAGAAAGGTTGGCTAAGATGGGCATCCAATATCTTGACTGCGGTACTAGTGGTGGAGTTTACGGTCTGGAGCGTGGATACTGTCTTATGGTTGGTGGTGCAGATACAGCAGTATCTGTATGTGCCCCCATTTTCCGCGCACTCGCACCAGGCATTGCCTCTGCACCCCGCACGGACCCTTATACAAGCGCAACATCTGCTGAGTACGGTTGGTTACACTGTGGTGGACCAGGCGCAGGACACTTTGTCAAAATGGTCCACAATGGTGTAGAATATGGAATCATGCAAGCGTATGCCGAGGGGTTTAATATTCTCCATCATGGTGATCTTGGTTCCAAATATGTTAAGGAAGGGGATGCTGAGGTTGCTCCGATGGAAAATCCGGCAGACTATCAGTATGATATTGACACTGTTGAAGTGGCTGAGCTTTGGCGTCGTGGTAGTGTGGTTGGTTCTTGGTTACTCGATCTTACCGCTGATGTACTACGGCATGATCCAAAACTTAGCAAGTTCGATGGGGGAGTATCAGACTCTGGTGAGGGTCGTTGGACTCTCCACGCTGCTGTGGATCTTGGTGTACCCACACCTGTTATCTCTGCCGCATTATTTGAACGCTTTAATTCTAGGAGACTGGGAGAATTCGGAAACAAAATCCTAAACGGAATGCGCTACATGTTTGGGGGTCACAATGTTCGGTAATGCCCTATTGGTCCTCGCACTTCCCTTTGTACTATCCACAGTATATTTCGGGATACGAAAAGGTGAGAATAACTACTACGACTCAGACAAATATGATGGAAATGGAACAGCCCATTAGCAGACGCTTGGTCATCTTCGGAGCAACCGGAGACCTTGCCAAGAGAAAACTAATACCTGCATTGTTTGAACTCTGGAAGAAAGGTCTTCTTCCAGACAACTTTTTAATTGTTGGTGCCTCTCGTAGAGAAATATCTCGCGACCAATGGTTGCAGTCTCTTGGTCAGTATCCTGAAGACTTCACACATTGGTTGGACTTTGTTTCTTGCGACCTTTCATGTGAAGACAGTCTGAATAAACTACATGACCAGAGTGCTGACACCACTTATTT